AATACTGGCAAAGAAGACTTTCCAATCAGTCTCTTGACGATCTTCTTGCCGCAAGAACTGGTGTCAATGCTGGCAACATTCGTTCAATGAGAAGAGCAAGTGCTCCTACGGTTCTTGAAGATGATGTGAATAGAACTAAGGGAACATTTGGAGATGCTACTAATCCAATGGAGTTCTTAAATGCACTTCAGCAGAATGTTGCGGCAGGTATTGAAGAGATCACCAGAGCAGATCAGAATATGCTTCGTGGTATTGAAGAACCAGAAAGAAAAGAACTTACTTCTACATCATTATTCAACCAAGACCTTAAGCAAGGGTAATAACTAATGGCAATTGTCGGAGACGTATTCGGATTAAATGCCGTTTATGATAGACAAGTAGAGAACGTAGAGAATAATAACTTTGCCAGTTGGCCAGAAAGTGGGATTTATGGTTACTTTGGTGGTGGTTTCGCGCCAGGATTAACTCCTGCTAATACTGCACTCATAGACCGTATTGATTTTTCAACTGAAACCACAACATTACCAGGAAATAACTTACCTGCAGGAAGATTTGGTTTAGCAGCAACCTCAAGTAGTTCTTATGGATACTTTGGGGGTGGTGGGCCACCCTTTCTTGCAACAATAGATCGTATTGATTTTTCTAGTGAGACTACATCAGCACCAGGTAATAACATACCTCAAGCAAAATCAGGATTAGCAGCAGTATCGAATGATTCTTATGGATACTTTGGTGGTGGTTATACGCCAACTGTTGTATCAACAGTAGAACGCATTGATTTTTCCAATGAAACCATATCATCACCAGGCAATAATCTATCCGAAGCAAGATTTTATCTAGGAGGAACATCAAGCGATTCTTATGGATATTATGGTGGTGGTAATCCACAATCATCAGAGAGTAATAGAATAGATCGTATTGATTTCTCTAGTGAGACTACATCAGTACCAGGTAATAACTTAACTCAAAAGAGATTTGGTGCAGCAGGAACCTCAAGTGGTTCTTATGGATACTTTGGTGGTGGTGGAGTACCAACTACTCCAGCGCGTGTTGCAACAGTAGATCGTATTGATTTCTCTAGTGATACTACATCAGCACCAGGTAATAACTTACCTGAAGCGAGACAACAATCAGCATCAATTTCAAATAGTCTCTATGGATATTTTGGTGGTGGTTTTACAGCACCGGGCGTTGGTGGTCGGGTTACAACAGTAGATCGTATTGATTTCTCCAATGAGACTCTTTCAGTACCAAGTAATAGCCTATCTGAAGGAAGAAATGCCCTAGCAGCAGTCTCCGGTGGAGCATCAGTTGCTCGTGGAAAAGGATATAAGACTTATGGATATTATGGTGGCGGATATAAACCACCTGTTTCTTATGAAAGTAGAATAGAAAGGATAGAATTTTCTACAGAAACAGATAGTATAATGCCAAGTCGATTAATATATCAACATCATTCGTGTAATACTGTCAGTAGTAACAATCATGGATATTTTGTTGGGGGATCTGTTCCAAATCCAACATTCCCAAATCAAACTAGCAAAGTTCAAAGATTCGACTTTATATCTGAAATTGTATCTGAGTTACCTTCACAAGCTCCATTTGAAGCATCATCTTCTGGAACGCTATCTAATTCTCAATACGGATTTGTTGCTGGTGGACTGAAAGGAAGTCCAATTGGAGGGGGTAATAATACCTTAGTAATTCGTTTAGATTTTTCTTCAGATTCAATGTCTCAACCATCTTCTAATTTGACGGAATCCAGATCAGTTCTCAATGGTGTATCAGATCTAAGAAACAATTTGGGATATTTTGGTGGTGGATATGCCTCATGTAGAGTTTGTCGTATTGATTTATCATCAGAAACAATAACACAAAACCCCAGTCCTCTAGATAAAGACATGTCTCAGTCCAGATCTTACCAGAGTGGTGATTATGGATATTGGGCAGGAGGAAAATATACTCCCAATCAACCACCACCAGGTGCTCGTGCATCGGGATCAACTAGAAAAGTACAATTTTCAACAGGAACTACACAAATCGGTAGTCCTATGTGGGATGCTAGATACGCTGGAGGAGTATCACAAGACAATTATTATGCATGGTATGCTGCTGGTACGGCTCCCGGTTTTGGGGTTCGCACATCAAATGTTCAAAGAGTTGAGTTAAGTACGGAAACATATTCAAACCCAGGAAATCCTTTAGCAATTAACAGAGATACTACGATTGGTGGACTATCAAACTAACACTAAATAAATCACATATAACATTTTAATATGAATGATATTCTTGCCAATGTTTTGATTCAACCCAAAGTTGTAACTGGTGACGGATTGAAACTTTTAACTGACCATATGAGAACTGCCCACAAAGAACCAATGGGAGTTTTTGATGCGGAGAAAAGTGACCAAGCCAGAGAAAGACATTCCAAAATTGATAAGAATGTAAGGAATGTTGAGTGTGCAGATTTTGGCAACATTCTCCCTCAGATTGAAGAATTGATGAAGAATATTGTTGATCATGTCATCAATCCATTTTATGGATTTAAGATTAGGGATTGTGAACCACCACAACTTCTTTGCTATTCTCCTGGTGGTCACTACAAACCTCATAATGATGGAGAAGGTCTGTGGACGAATCCAGACGGAACTAAGTTATGGAAGAAGACAATTGATAGAGATCTGTCAATGGTTCTCTTCTTGAATGATGACTTTGAGGGTGGATACTTTTCATTCCCAGACTTAAGAATCAAGATTAAACCAGAACCAGGATTACTTGTATGCTTCCCGTCGTCAAGATGGTATACACATACTGTAGAGCCAGTCACTTCTGGTAATCGTTATGCAATGGTGACTTGGATGAGAGTTCAAGGATTTAAGACAAAGGAAGAGGTTGATAAAGAAATTGCCGATAAATATGGTATAGAAGTTTATTAGGAATATGACTCAATTACTTAAGCATTACTATCTAAATCGTGATAATGGGCAATGGGCAACTAATACTCGGTTTGGATTGATGATGCCTAAAATTGAGCACCTTGATGTTCAGTATAGGATAGAGGATGAAAATGATATTCCCTTTATGCTGTCTCATGTTCCAGACATAACAGAGCACAATGTTACTGTAGGTTCTGATGATCTAACTGTCTATCAAAACAATTCAAACATTGCAATCACCAGCACAACGGAAAGACAAGAGGATCAACGGATATTTGATCCTGAAAATCCTGGTGCAGAACCAACTACACAAACAGTTACGGTATATGATCTAACATATACTCAACCTTATGTGGTTACAGAGTCTGTCGGATTAACAACACTCTCTCAGGAACAATGGGATTCAGAGATCTCTGCATATGATACCAGACAACAGAACAAAAGATATGATGTTCTTAGAGTTAATCGTGACAAGATGCTTGAGCACACTGATTGGTTAGTGATCAAATCACAAGAAACTAATACTGCCTTATCAACAGCATTCAAAACTTGGAGACAGGAACTTAGAGAACTTCCAAATAGTGTAGGATTTCCAACTGCTTATCCTACCCTTCCAAGTTCACTAGAAAGTGATTCTCAATTACAAGAACTCACAAGTAATTTTAATGAGGTAAGATCTATTATGATGATTAATGATCCTCTACCACCACTTCCAGAACCTGAATTACCTGGTGAGTAAATCAAAGCACTTTTGATTACGGTCGTATGCATAATCAGCATACTGACCGTTTTTTCTTACAAAGTGAAGAAACAATTGCATAAACCTATCGTTTTCATGAGTTCTCAATGGTGATCTCCAGTGGGGCACAATAGTTCCAAGATATGCAACCCCATCACCAGCAGGCGTTACAACCTCTCTACGCTTCCCTGTGAGGTCTTTAAGTTTAATTGGCCATTGTGCATCACCAGAAATATTCATGGTCACTGAGACCTCACAGGAAGGTCTGTCCGTGTGACAATTCATCCATCCTTTATTGTGATACGTTGTTGTAAACCAATAAGTTGGAATGAGTTCTTCTCCAAGTGCTTCCTCTAAGATTGGTTGAATTCTTTTCATCACAAAAGTAGAAGAAGGTGGAGCATAACAACACATTACATTACCTCGCTCAGGATCATAATGAGTTTTGAGACCACCAAGATCTCTGACTGCACCCATTAAGTTTTCATACTTAATTTGTATTGCTTCTTCTTTAGTAATGATATTGGGGATATAATGCCAACCTTTTTTAGCAAATGAACTCATAGCATTCTTTATATAATTACTATGTATCTTTAACCGGGACAAACCTAGTCTACTCACGATTTGGTATTTTGTCAAGATGTGGTATAATACATAATAAAAAATACAACTCATATGAATTTCACAGTATACTCAAAAGACAACTGCCCATACTGCTATAAGGTCAAACAGGTATTGGAATTGACAAATAGCAACTATGTGGTTTATAATCTCGGTGAGGACTTTACGAAAGAGGAGTTCTATGCCGAATTTGGGGAAGGATCAACT